AATGGATTGAAGATAATCCTGACAAAGTATGTAATAAGATAAAAAAGATATATAAGAAACTATTAGAAGATACCAAGAAAGAAAAAGAGGTGTCTTTTTTAAATGTTGCAACGGGAGAAGTAGAAAGACATATATATCGATTTGATGAGGACAAAGGCAATAGACCAATAAAGTTTATAGAAAAATTTATAAAGCAGTCGAAAGGAAAATGGAATGGGAAACCATTAAAGTTAGAACTATTTCAAAAAGCAATGATAGAATCCGCATTTGGATTTGTAGATGAAAGAGGACATAGAAAATATAGAAAAGTAATATTCTTTGTAGCAAGAAAGAATGGTAAGAGTGTTTTAGATAGTGCAATAGCAACATATATGTTAACTGCCGACCATGAAGGTGGAGCGGAAATATATTCAGTAGCAACAAAAAAAGAACAATCAAAAATAGTATGGGAAGAATCAAAAAGAATGATAAGGAAAAGTCCAGAACTTGCTAAAAGAATAAGATGTCTAGTAGGTGGAATATACTTCGACCAAAAGGACTCTTATTTTAGAGCATTAGCAAGTGATAGTAATTCACTAGATGGACTAAATAGTCATTTAGTAATATGCGATGAAGTCCATGCTTGGAAAGATAAGAACTTATTGGATGTTATGTATGATTCAATGAGTGCAAGAGAACAACCAATGTTACTAGAAACTTCTACAATGGGAACAATAAGACAAAATGTATTTGATCTGGAATATGATTATGCAAGTCAAGTAATAGATGGAACAATAGAAGATGAAACATTGTTACCAATCATTTATGAATTAGATGATGAAAAAGAGTGGACTAATGAAGCTAGTTGGTATAAATCAAATCCTGCATTAGGAACAATAAAAGGATTAAAAGATTTAAGAGATAAAGTAGAAAGAGCAAAAGCAAATCCAATAGAGTTAGTTAATCTGCTATGTAAGGATTTCAATATAAGACAAAATGGAATCAATGCTTGGTTAACATTTGAAGAATTAAATAATGAAGAAAAATATAGTGAATGGAAAGATTGCTATTGTATTGGTGGAGTAGATTTATCTTCTACAACCGACTTAACATGTGCAACTATTCTAGGAGTTGTAAAAGGAAAAATAAGAGTAAAGCAAATGTATTGGATTCCCACTAACTTCCTAGAGAAGAAAATAACTGAAGATAAAATCCCATATGATAAGTGGATAAAACTAGGATTAATGAGATTAAGTGGAGATAGTAAGATAGATTATCATGATGTAACAAAGTGGTATTTAGAGCAGGTTCAAGAAAATGACTTAAGACCATTATGGGTAGGTTATGATAGTTGGAATGCTCAATTTTGGTGTGATGAAATGATAGAGCAAGGGTTCGATATGGTTGAAGTAAGGCAAGGTTACAAGACTGAATCTGCACCATTAAAACAAATGAAAGCAGATTTAATAGATAAAAAGATAAATTATAACAATAATCCAATACTAAAGTGGAATCTATCAAATGTAGTAGTAAAGATGGATGATAATGAAAACATAATGTTATCTAAAGAGAAAGCTAAACAAAGAATAGATGGTGTAGCAAGTCTAATGGATGCTTATGTAATTTATATAAATAAACAACAGGAATATTTGAATTATATTAATGAGGAGGTTAATTGATGGAAAGAAGAAGTTTATTAGGAAGAATATTTGGAACTGAAAAGAATACATCAGAACCATCAACAAGTGAACAAATAGAAATAATAGAAGGACAAAAAGCACATTTTACTCCCTATAAAGGAGATTTTCATGAAGATGCCGATGTATTAGCTTGTGTAGACACAATAGCAAGAAATGGAGCAAAAATGCATCCAAGACATATAAGAAATTTCAAAGGCAAAATGGAGAATGTAAAAGGAAATTTATATAAATTATTAACAAAGCAACCTAATGAAATACAAAATGCATATAAGTTTTATTATCAAGTAATAGCAGATTTAGAACTATACAACAATTCATTAGTATATATTCAAAGAGATGCTAATTTAAAAGTATTAGGATTATATCCATTGGAATATAGTGAAATAAAACTATATGAGTATAAAGATAAGATATGGATTAAATTCAGATTTGGTAGAGGAAAAGAGAGATTTGTTCCATATGATGATTGTATTCACTTAACAAGATTCATAGGTAAAGATGGAATCTTTGGTGGTAATAGTGAACCATTAATAAAAGTATTAGATATAAAACATGTATTAGATGAAGGAATAGTAAATGCTATAAAGACTACACAAAGTATAAAAGGTATCTTAAAGTCAACAAAAGCAATGCTTAAGCCTGAAGATGTTAAGAAGATGAGAGACCAATTTGTAAAAGACTTTATAGATTATCATAGAAACAAATCTGGAATAGGTGGATTAGATGCAACAACTGATTTTACACCTGTAAAAATAGAACCACAAACTGCAACTGATGAACAAATTAAAATGTATAATGAAAAAGTTTTAAAATACTTTGGAATAAATGAAAATATAATCCAATCTAAATATAGTGAAGATGAATGGAATGCATTCTATGAAAGTGTATTAGAACCTATAGGACTACAAATGAGTTTAGAATTTAGTAATAAACTATTTACACCAACTGAAAAGAACTTTGGAAATGAAATAATATTTGAATCTAATAGGTTACAATATGCATCTAATAAAACAAAGATAGAGTTAGTAAGATATGCATCTAACATAATGACAATAAATGAACAAAGAGAAGTATTTAATTTAGCACCAATAGAAGGTGGAGATGTCTTTATGATAGACCAAAATCATACAATAAATGAAGAAGTAGGAGATGAAGTAGATGAAGGAAATTAGAAAGTTAGATATGCAATTTAGAGCAACTGAAGATACTGACAAAATGGAAATCAAAGGATATGCAGTAGTATTCAATAGTCCTGAAACATATGAATATACTGAAGTAATAGATGAACATGCATTAGATGATGCCGATATGAGTGATGTTGTATTAAGATACAATCATAATGATTCATTTATGGTATTAGCAAGAACTAGAAATAAGTCATTGAACTTAAGTGTAGATGAAAAAGGACTAATGATAGATGCTAAATTACAAGATGATATTTCAGATCATAAGAATATATATAATGCAATAAAGAGTGGATTGATAGATAAACAATCATTTGCATTTAGTGTAGATGAAGATGAGTATGACTATGATACTGATACAAGAACAATCAAAAAGATAGGAAAACTATATGATGTATCAGTAGTAGACCAACCATTTTATAATGCAACTGATGTATCAGTAGCGAGAAGTGAAAATGATGAGTTCTTAACAAAGAGAAAAGAGTTAAGAGAAGAACATGAAAAGCAATTAGAAGAAGAAAAAAGACAAGAAGAACTAAAGAAAGCAAAAGAAGAATTGCTAAAGAAATTAGGTTAAACAATGAATATTAAGTAGTTGGAATGACTGCTTTTTTGTTTGGTGGAATACTGAACTAAATTGTTTTAATAAAGTCTGGAATGGACATAATGGGAGTTATCCCTTAAATAACAAAAACTAAAAGGAGGCAAATTAAATGTCAAGAAAAGAAGAAATAGAAGCAAGAAAACTCGAATTAAGAGAAGAAATAGAATCTGCGGAAAATACTGAAAAAGTAGAAGAACTTAATGAAGAAGTTGATGCTCTAAAAGAAGAAGAAGAACAACTAGAAGCACAAGAAGAAAATGAAGAAACTGCACAAGAACTAGAAGAAAAGAAAGTCAATGCTAAAGAAATAGTTAAGGAGGAAAGAAAAATGACTGAAGAAATTAGAAATTCAAAAGAATATATTGATGCTTATGCAGAATATATTAAAACAGGAGAAGAAAGAGAATTAAGAAGTTTACTAACTGAAAATGTTAATGGAGATGTTGCTATCCCTGAAATGGTTTATGACATTGTTAAAACTGCTTGGGAAAAATCTGACATTATGTCATTAGTAACAAAAGTAAATGTAAAAGGAAATTTAAAAGTTAATTTTGAATTAACTACAGGAGAAGCTACTATTCATACTGAAGGTAGTGAAACATCAGTTCCTGAAGAAGAATTAACATTAGGAATTGTTGAATTAAAACCACAATCAATCAAAAAATGGATTGGTATAAGTGATGAAGTATATGATATGAGAGGACAAGCATTCTTAAATTATATCTATGATGAATTAACTCAAAAGATAGTTAAGAAAGCAACTGATGAATTAATTAGAATAATTGCTAACTTACCTGCAACTGCAACTGCATCAAGTGTAAGTGCTAATGCAGTAGCATCTGCACCTGCTCTAGGAACTGTTGCCGAAGCAATTGCTAACTTAAATGATGAAGCAAGTGATATTACAATAGTAATGAATAAACTAACTTGGGGAGCATTTAAACAAGTTCAATATGATGGAAACTATGCTATTGATCCATTTGAGGGTTGTAGAGTAGTATTCAACAATTCATTACCTGCATATGATACTGCAACTGCAGGAAAACCATATATGATTGTTGGAGATTTTAGATTAGGAGCATTAGTTAACTTACCTAATGGAGATGGAGTAGATTTAAAATTTGATGATACTACATTAATGACTGATGATATTATTAGAATTTTAGGTAGACAATACATTGGTATGGGAGCAGTATCTGATAAAGCATTTGCATTAGTAACTAAACCACAAGCATAATTAGAAAGGAGATAGACTATGCTAGAGAATATAAAAAAGATACAAGGAATTAATCATAATGATTTTGATGATATGATAAACATATGGATTAAATCCGCTAAATTAGACCTTAAAAGTATTGGCATAGTCGATACTTTAGTAGATACACCTGATGATTTAGTAACAACTGCAATAATTACTTATGTATTAAGTCAATTAGATGTAGTAAATGCAGAACTATATTCAAATTCATATGCATTACAAAAAGATGTATTAAGACATTTAACTGAATACATTGTAGAAAGTGATGAAGAATAATGGAATATAGTGAAATTATATATTTAATAAGTGAAGTTCTAGAGGAAGATGAAATAGGTAATACTATAACATCTTCTTCTACTTCTAATAAATGTTATGCAAAAAAACAAAGTGTAAGAACAAATGAGTTTTATAATGCATCAATGGCAGGACTTACTCCTAGTTGTGAATTTATAATAAAAAGACTAAATTACAATGGAGAAAGTGAATTAGAGTGGAATAATGATAGGTATGAAATTATTAGAACAATTGATCCTAAAAATAAGTTTGATATTGTTCTAGTATGTTCTAAAAAAATAGGAGTTAATTAATGGCAAATAGCTCTATATTAGATATTAATAAGATTCTAAATGCATATGCTAAAGACATAGCAAGGGATGTTACAACTGATGCGGAAATAGTAGCAAAACAAGGTGTAACTGAACTTAAAAATACTACAGGAACTTATAAAATAAGAAGTGGTAAATATAATAGAGGTTGGAGAGTTAAAACTGATAAATTGAAAAATGGAGGAACATCCATTATATATAATGCAACTGATTATCAATTAACACATCTATTAGAACATGGACATGATATTGTTGGTAGAGATGGAACAAAAAAAGGTAGAGCAAGAGCATTTGTTCATATAAAACCTGTAGAAGAAAAATGCATTAAAGAATATGAAAGACTAATTGAAAAAGACATTGGAGGTTAATAATGAAGCATAAAGAGATATATGATTTATTAAAGACTTTAAATATACCTGTAGCATATGACCATTTTGATTCTAATAAGAATATAACACCACCATTTGTTGTATATAGAGAAACCGCATCTGATACATTTAAAGCAGATGGCATAACATACTATAGACCATATGAATTTGAAATAGATTTAGTTACTGAAAAAAAAGATGTTGAATTGCAAGAGCAAATAGAAACATTACTCACAAACAATAAAATCCCATATGACCTAGATAATGAGATATGGGATGATGAAGAAAAAATATATCATAATTTTTTTGAAATATAAGCACAATTAAGTGCTTTTTTATTTGAAATATAATAGGAGGTAAAAATGGCAAATAAAGTAAAATTTGGATTAAGTAATGTTCATATAGCACCAATTACTTATGATGGAAATCAAGTAACATATGGAGATATATTTACATTACCGGGAGCAGTTAATCTATCACTAGACCCTGAAGGAGAAAGTGCCGATTTCTATGCCGATAACACAAAATATTTTAGTGATTATGCTAATCAAGGTTATACAGGAACATTAGAAGTTGCATTAATCAATGATGATTTTAGAGAAAAAATATTAGGACAAACAAAAGATAGAAATGGAGCATTCATTGAAAATAGTGGAGATTCATTTAAAGACTTTGCATTAGGTTGTCAATTTGAAGGAGATACAAAAGGAACTAGATATTGGTTCTATCAATGTTCAGTTTCTAGACCATCAGTAGCATCTCAAACAATTGAAACATCTAAAACACCTGTAACTGATACATTAAACATAACAATCAATGCAAGAATATCAGATCAAAATGTTATGGCAAAAATGGAAGAAAATGGAACAAATACAACTGCATACAATGGATTCTTTACTGAAGTATATGAGGCAACTCAATAATAATTACTACTCTTATGAGTAGTAAAAAGACTACTCTTTATGGGTAGTTTTTTTAGTATTTATAAGAAAGGAGAATATCATGGCAAGTAAGAACATTAAGGGTATAGTCATCGAAATAGGTGGGAATACCACTAAATTAGAACAAGCATTAAAAGATGTTAATAAGGTAGTATATTCCACTAATTCTGAATTAAAACAATTAAATCAAGCATTAAAGCTAGATCCAAAGAATACTGAATTGTTAGCACAAAAACAAGATGTATTAAAAAACAACATAAAAGCAACTACTGAAAGATTAGAAACATTAAAAGAAGCACAAAGACAAATGGGTAGTTATTCTAGTCTTACTGAAGAACAAAAAGAGCAATATAGAGGATTAAGTGTAGAAATTGCTAAAAGTGAAAATGCTCTAAAAAACATGAATGAAGAACTAAAAGGCACAACAAAGATTGATTTAAGTAAGTTAGGAGAAGGACTTAAAAAAGTAGGAGAAATTGCTAAAGATGTTGCTAAAAAAATGATGGAAGTAACAACTGCAATAGGTGGAGCATTAGCAGGATTAGTAGGAGCAGGTGTTAAGAGTTATGCCGATTTAGAACAAAATCTAGGTGGTGTAGAAACATTATTTGGAGATAGTGCAAATAAGGTTATAGAGAATGCAAAACAGGCTTATAAGACTGCAGGTGTAAGTGCAAATGAATATATGGCAGGTGTTACAAGTTTTAGTGCATCATTATTGCAATCACTAGGTGGAGATACTGAAAAAGCGGCAGATATATCTGATATGGCATTTAGAGATATGAGTGATAATGCAAATAAATTTGGAACTGATATGGGTAGTATTCAAAATGCATATCAAGGATTTGCTAAACAAAACTATACAATGCTAGATAATCTTAAATTAGGTTATGGTGGAACTAAAACTGAAATGGAAAGATTATTAGCAGATGCGGAAAAAATAACAGGTGTTAAATATGACATTAAGAATTTAAGTGATGTCTATGAAGCAATCCATGTAATCCAAGAACAAATGGGTGTAACAGGAACAACTGCATTAGAATCTGAAAAAACAATAAGTGGTTCAGTTAACTCAATGAAAGCGGCATTTGATAACTTCTTAAATGGTAGTGGTAGTCCTGAAGCATTAGCGGAAACTATAACTAATGTATTTAATAATATAGGAAATGCAATAATACAACTTGCACCAAGTATCTTAAGTGGTGTAGTAACATTGATTCAAACATTAGTGCCACAAATAGCACAATTATTATTAGATTTATTACCTCAATTATTAACTGCAATAACAAATATGATTAATGCATTATTAGGAATGATTACTTCTAATATGGAATCTATATCAAATGCAATAAGTCAAATAATCAATGCAGTAGTAGGATTTATAACTGAAAATTTACCTACAATAATTGAGATGGGTATTCAATTATTAGTTGCATTAGTTGAAGGAATAATTAAATCTATACCTCAATTGATACCTACATTAATTCAATGTATAGAAACAATAATAAATACAATAATAGAAAACTTACCATTAATAATAGAAGCAGGAATTGATTTATTAGTAGCATTAATAGAAGGAATTGTAGATGCAATACCTCAATTAGTAGCAATGTTACCTAAAGTAATTCAAAAGTTAGTAGAAACATTAACTAGACCAGATATGATAGTTAAAATCATAGGAGCAGCATTACAATTAATGTTAGCTTTAGGAAAAGGATTAATAGAATCAATACCTCAAATGTTAACTGCAATACCTAATATTATTGGAGCAATAGTAACAGGATTTGGAAATGCAATAAGAAATACAAATTGGGGAGAATTAGGAAAGAATATCATCAAAGGAATTTGTGATGGATTTGGTAGAATAGGAAGTTATTTGCATAATAAAGTAAATGAAGTTAAAGAACAAATAACTGCTAAATTCAAAAAGATATTTGGAATCCATTCTCCATCAACATTAATGAGAGATACTATAGGACTTAATATTACTGCAGGTATTGGAGAAGGTATTGAAGAAGGAATACCACAAGCATTAAAAGATGTAGATGTAGCAATGAAACAATTAAATGCAGGAATAGAAGCAAGTGTAAATCCAACAATAAATCCAAGTGTATCTTATGATACTAACTATAGACTAATGGCAAGTGCAATGAAAGAAGCATTACAAGATATGGATATAGTTATGGATGATGAAAAGTATGGCAAATTTGTTGTAAAAACAATAACTGATACTATTTATACTTAGGAGGTGTAATATGAGAAATTATGTAATAATAAATGGTGTTAATTCAAATACAATAAATGGATTAGCAATAAATGAAATGCCTCCAATAACAAAACCATCTATCAGAACAAATACTGAAGAAATAGATGGTAGAGATGGAGATATAGTTACAAGATTAGGTTATAGTGCATATGATAAAGAAATGACTATAGGATTGTATGGGAGTTATGATCTAGATGAAATAATGAGTTATTTTAATCAAAGTGGAACAATAATCTTTTCAACTGAATCTGATAAATACTATAATTTTGAAATATTAGAACAAATAGATTATGAAAAACTATTGAAATTTAAAACTGCAACAATAACAATGCATTGTCAACCATTTAAGTATGAAGTAAATGAAACACCAATTGCATTAGTAAGTGGAGATAATATTGTAAGAAATAAAGGTAATATCTATTCAAAACCAATTATCTATGTAAAAGGTAGTGGAACAATAACTATAGGATTAAATGGTAATCAAATATTTAATATTGATTTAGGAGAAGAAGAATTAGGAATAACAATAGATGTATCAAAATTAGAAGCATATAATCCAAATAATGGAACATTACTAAATAGAAAAGTAACAGGAGATTATGATGACTTTAAGTTAGAATCTGGAAATAACACAATAACTCTAGGTGGAACAATCACAATAGCAAATATATCAATGTATAGTAGGTGGTTGTAATGATAAAGTTATTTAATACATTAGATAAGATATATACCTCAAATGGAGATGTAGTATTAAATCCAACAAAGGCAGTAGTTCATAAAGAAGATAATGGTAGCTTTTATTTAAACCTAGAAACAGGATTAGATGAAAAAGAATATAAAAGTGAAGAAATAGAAGGACAAACAATAGAAGGAACAAACTTCAATATAAATGTAGATTTATCAAAAGAATATTCATTTGATGACTTTAAAGGTAATACAACACAAAATGGAACACCAACACCTGATAATCCTGTAAATGTAAATGTTGTTACAGGAGAACAAGAGATAGAAGTTGCAAATGGAACTGAAACACAAACATATACTATAAATCTAGGAAATATAGAACTATGTAAAATAGGAGATTATCAAGATAGAATATATAAAGATAGTGGTAAATGGTATTTAGAAAAGAAAATAGGTAAGGTTGTTTTAAATGGTAGTGAGAATATAGTGCTAGATACAACAAAAACAATAACACAAGTGTTTAAAATACTGAATGTTTTAAGCCTAGGAGTTCAAGGTAATTTAGGTATATGCAATTACTTTATAAATCAAGCAGGAGATACTGAAAAATTTGCATATGTGGTTAATGATAGAGATTATATGAACTTATATATAGCAATAAACAAAACAAGAGCAAGTTCAATACAAAAATTTAAAACATGGTTATCAACACATAACACAATAGTTTATTATGTATTAGCAACACCAACAACAACTGAAATAACTGATACTGAATTAATAAATCAATTAGAAAGTATAGAACTAATAGAAGGTATTAATAATATAAGTTCAAATGGTAATTTACCTATAATAATGAATTTACATTATAACTATAGAAATGCTTACTCTAATGTTGTTAAATACAATGATTATCTTACTTCAGGACATATAATAGTTGCTAATACACCACAAGGAGAACAAGCATTCAGAATAACTAATATTGAAAAGACTAGAAGCAAAATAAAAATAAAAGCTAATCATGTATTCTATGATAGTGTTAATTATTTGATAGAAGATAGTTATGTAGTTGATAAGAATTGTAATGATGCTCTAGATCATTTGAATAATGCAACAAGTGATTTAAGTCCATTTACTACAATTTCAAATGTAACTAACATAGCAAGTTTTAGATGTGTAAGAAAATCTTTATATGAAGCAATACAAGTTGTTTTAGAAAGATGGGGTGGACATTTAGTAAGAAACAATTGGACTATAGGTATATATGATTCAATAGGACAAGATAATGGAGTAACAATAAGATATGCTAAAAATCTGAAAAACATAACTGCAACTTATAATTGGGATGATGTAGTTACAAAATTAATGCCTGTAGGAAAAGATGGAATATTACTAAATGCTATTGATCCAAATGTAAATGTATATGTAGAAGCATTGAATCCTTATGTAGTTCCATTTACAAAAACAATATCATTTAGTCAAGATAACATTGAAGAAGATAACTATAGAGATGAAGATGGAAATTTAGATGAACAAGCATATAAACAAGCATTAGTAGAAGATTTATATGCACAAGCAACTCATTATGTAGAAGAACATCAAGTCCCTAGTGTAAATTATAGTTTAAGTGCTAATGTAGAAAAAATAAGTGATATAGGAGATACAATACAAGTTACTGATGAAAGACTAGGAATCGACCTATTAACACATGTAATTTCATATGATTATGATTGTGTATTAGAACAATATAAACAATTAGAATTTGGAAACTTTACACCACAATTATCTAACTTGGTAACAACTATAGAAAGAAAGACTGATGAAGTAATAAGAGAATCAACTGCAACAATTCAAGTAACATTAAATAATGAATTAGAACAAGCAACTTCACAAATATGGAGTGCATTAAGTGATTCATATGTAATATATGAAGGAGATAAAATCCTAATAGTTGATACATTACCAAAAGAAGATGCTACTAATGTAATAATGATAAATAATGGTGGTATTGGATTTAGTAATACAGGAATAAATGGACAATTCAATAGTGCATGGACAATAGACAATGTTTTAAATATGGAGCAAATAAATGTAATTAATCTAACTGCCGATTTAATCAAAGGTGGAACATTAAAATTAGGTAGTAACTTAAATCAAAATGGTAGAATTGAAGTCTTTGATGAATCTAACACATTAATAGCAGAACTAAATAAAAATGGATTAAAAATGTATGGTGTAGATGGTAGTTATGTATTAATGAATAATGAAGTTGGATTTGCAGGATATGATAGAAATGATAATAAAATCTATTGGGTAGCACAAGATGAATTTCATATGAAAAAGAGTGTAGTAGAAGAAGAAATAACTCTATGTAATAAATTAAGATTTATACCAATAGAAATATATAATGGTTCTACTTTAGTAAATGATGGAATAGGATTAGTAAGTGTAGCAGGAGGTGGTAATTAATGGCAAGTGCAACAAAATATACAAATATCTATGCTTCTTATGGAGCATATTATGGATTATATGTTGAGTTTGTAGAGAATTCTACTAGTGTAGCAAATAACACATCTAGTATTACTCTATCGGCATCATTGTCATCACAAAATAGGTCTGGATGGAGTGCAGGTTCTAATTCCACATTAACTCTATATTGGCATGATAATAGAGAAAACTATGATAGATGGGTATCAAGTATAAGTTTTAGTGGTGTAGGAGTAGGAGAAACAAAAACAACAAGTGGAACAATAGATGTAACACATAATGATGATGGTTCATTAAGTGGATATGCATATGTATATTTTGCTAAAGGTGGTTCATCTGCTTACGCACCTGCATCAAGTGGATTACAAACTGATTGGACTGCATTAACAACAATAGCAAGATATCCAACATTGACAAATGGTAGTAATTTTACTGATATACAAAATCCTGTATATAACATTTCTAATCCTGCATCACTTTATAATATAAGAGTAAAGATAGAAGCAGGGGGGAATACTCAATTAATAATAAGAGATATAGCATCTAATTATAGAGGCAACTATACTTTAGAATTAACTGAATCTGAAAGAAATACATTAAGAGCATTAACTCCTAATAGCAAAACATTAGCAGTAAGAGAAACAATATGTGCAATGAGTGGAAATACTGAATTAAATGCAAGTTATAAAGACTATACAATGACAATAGTAAATGCATCTCCTACATTTGATTCAAGTTATTTAGATAGTAATTCAACAACAACTGCAATAACAGGAGATAATCAACAAATAATAAGAAATCAAAGCACATTAGAAATAGATGTATCTAATGCAACTGCATATAAATATGCAACATTAAGTAGTATTAAAGCTACAATAAATGGAACTAATTATACTGCAACATTAAGTGGTGGAAATGCCACTTTTAATATTGGAACATTAAATGTATCAACAAACACAAATGCAGTAATAACTCTAACTGATTCAAGAGGATTTACTGCTACACAAACATTAGCATTAGAAGTTCTAAATTGGGAATTACCAACTGCAATTATCGACCTACAAAGAGAAAACAACTATTATTCAAATACTAATATAAATGTAGATGCTAATTATTCTAGTTTAGATAGTCATAATACAATAACATTAAAAACAAGATATAAGAAAGTAACTGATAGTAGTTATGGTTCATATGTAACATTGCAAGATAATGTAACATCAACATTAAATTTAGATAATAACTATCAATGGGATGTTCAAGTATTAGTTCAAGATTTATTAGGACAAACAACATATAATCTAACATTAGATAGAGGTATCCCAATTGTTTACTTTGATAGATTAAGAAGATCTGTAGGAGTAAATTGCTTCCCACAATTAGATACAAGTATAGAATTAAATGGACTTCCTATAGGTAGTGGTGGTTCATTACCAATAGGTTCAATAATAGAATATCCTACAAGCGACCCTACAAAAATTCCTAGTGGATATTTATTGTGTGATGGTAGTGAAATATCAAGAACTGAATATCCTGACTTATTTGATTTAATAGGAACTAGTTTTGGAGCAGGAAATGGAACATCCACATTCAATTTGCCAAATTATAAAGGTAGAGTATCAGTAGGATATGATAGCAATGATACTGATTTTAATAGTGTAGGAAAAACAGGTGGTAGTAAAGAACTACAAAAACATACCCATACTTATGTAATACCTGGAAATGTTAATCCAACTTCACATAGTTATTCTAGTGATTTCTTTACTTATGCAGGATGGGGTTCTAGTTTTCATGATAGTATCATGGATTCTCAATCTGCAGGAACAGGAAATAGTGGAAACTTACAACCATATTTAGTAGTAGTATATATTATTAAAGCAACAACTGAATCTACTCCTGCACCACAAAGTTCTGAAATAGTGAATAGTTATACTGAAAGTGAATCTGATGCATATAGTTGTGATTATATAAATAATAATTATAGACCAACAATTTTATATGATAATCCTAGTGGAAGTAATGGAGCAATAACATTAAGCGATAGTTCTTCTAATTATTCTTATTTAGAAGTATATTTCTTTACAAATGATGGTTTGCAATATGAAGGTTATCAAAAATGTATGATGGCAGGTAATAATAATACTAATCATAGTTTAATGGCAACATGGACTAACACAAATGGTAGTTGTTATTTCAAAGTAAAAAATATAAGTATAAGTGGAAATACTATAAGTAATACAGGTTATGCAGAAGTAAACTTATCAGGAGGAGCACCAACTACAACTGCAAGTAATAATATATATATAAGAAGAGTAATAGGTTATAAATAGGGGGTAAAGAGAAATGTTAAAATTCATAACTACATATTGGGTTCAGATTATATTCTTATTAGGTGTTTTACTTGGATTTTATAGGATGGCATTAGCATTAATTGAAGGTGTTAAATGTTCATTAAGAAATGACATATTACAAATCTATGATAATTGCAAAGAGAAAAAAGAAATACATAAGTATGATCTAGAAGCAATTGAATTGTCTAGTCAACTTTATTTCAAGTTAAAAGGCAATTCTTTTGTTAAAGACATAGTTAAAGAAGTTCAAACATATAAGATAGTATAGGAGGTATATATGAAACTAAATGACAAAGTCTATAATGTTTTAAAATGGGGATTAATTATCTTTATACCTGCATTAATTACATTACTAGGAACATTAGGACAAATATATAACTTTGATACTGAAAAGATAGTATTAACTATTTCAGCAGTATCAACTTTTCTAGGTGTCATTACAGGAATATCAAATTATAACTATAAAAAAGGAGATGATAACAATGGATAAGGAAATGTTAGAAGAAATTGTTGAAGATTTAGTGATTGATGAAAACAATCCAATGCAACAAGAAGAAGGACAACAAGAAGAAGTAAGGGAGGATGATGAATAATGCCTACACCACATGAATTTTATTTGCAAGTTATAGGAAAAGCATTTGATGAAGATGGTGTTTATGGAGTTCAATGTGTAGATGGATTCAAAGCATTTTGCAGATTAGTTCTAGGATGGAACATAGGAAAGAAATCTATATGTAGTCCAACAGGTTATGCAACTTCTATATGGGATAATTTTGAAAGATTAGGATTCAATAAATACTTTGATAAAGTAGCTCCAAATCAAATGGTTGATGGAGATTGGGCAATTTGGCAAAAAGGTTCAAGACCATGTCCTTATAGTCATGTAGCAATGTTTAGGAGAGATAATGGAAATGGAACAGGAGTATTTCTAGGGCAAAATCAAAATGGTTCAAGAGCATTTAATCAAGTAAATATTTCTTATTCAGGATTAAGGGGAGCATTTAGACCAAAGATTTATCATCAAGCAACAGGACATAAAAACTATGTTAATTTACCTCCACAATATGACAAATGGGCATTCTATAGATTAGATTCTCAACCTGTTAAGAGGAATGCTATAGGTAATCTTAATCCAAAGAAATTTGGGGGTTTATCATACTATATTTATGCATATAGAGATAATAGAACAACTGCCGAAATTCAGACCATACAATTTGGTAGAGTTAAAATATACATAAAAAATACACCTGCAGTAATTACATATGATAGGTGGTTATATAACAATGGAAGTCATTAATTTGACTTCTTTTTTTTTGATTTATAATCAATTTTATGGTAAAATATTCCCCCCTAAAAAGGAGGAGGAGTAGGGGAAGTGATGAAGGTAACTTATCAAAAAAGAGATGGCAGTATTTTAGAAAGATATAGAAATACTACACCACCCTATAGAATTGGAGATTATACTTCTATGGGATGGAAATTACTTAATATTGAATATTGCTACAAAGACAAATTATATACTGAAATAGAATACTACAAGATGATAGAAAAAAGAAAACAAAATTATTTAAAAAAGAAGCAGATCAAAGAAATAATTGTAAAGCATATTATATCTTTATTATATTATATAATAGGATTATTAATTATAAACCTTATTATATATTAATAAGGATATATGGGTTCATTGTTAAGATTACTGCTTAAAATGATAAAAAATCATCATTTTAAAATTAGCATCTGTAAACAATAAAAAATAATCTGTAAAAATTGTTGACTATAAAAAATGAGTATTGTATGATGTAAGTGTAAGGGGAACATAAACAACTTATAATTGTATCTTAAGTAGTTAACATAATATCAATTGAAAGTAGTTAGACACCACTTAAGATACTCAATCTTAGGTGGTGTTTTTGTTTTTCTAGAAAGGAGCAGTAATGAAGAAAGTTTATTATCCAGAACTTGTTGGAGAAATGGCAAAAAAAGGAGAATCACAAACTTCACTTGCTAAATTACTAGAAATGAGTAGACCTGCAATAAGTAATAGATTAGCAGGAAAAACTGAATGGACAATAAGTGAGATTGATAAGTTATGTCAATACTTCGACAAAGACTATTACACATTATTTAAAAAAGAAAGTAAATAAAAAAAGAAAAGGAGAAAAAGGGAAATGGAAGATAAAAAAATGATGGAAATTATAAATAATAACTATAAGAAAGTAAGAATGGAAAATTTAAGAAAGGCAAAGAAACAAGCTAAAAGAACTGAAGCAAAAGAATTTGTATGGTTCACAACATTTTTTCTATACATATTTGCAATAGTAACAATAGCATTATTTGGAAGTGAAATGGTTACATTAACAGGAACATTAACTTGTCTAGTAACTGCAGGAACAATAACAATTCTTATGGGATTAACAACTTATAAATTATTTAGATACTAGGAGGGATGGATGGCAGTATTTAGAGTTCATAAAGAAACCAATTATACAACTATAGATAACAATGTCTTTAAAAATAAAGAATTAAGTTATAGAGCAACAGGACTATTAACAACAATGTTAAGTTTACCTGATGATTGGGACTTTACTGAAATGGGATTAGTTGCATTAAAAAAAGAAAGTAGAGAAACAATAAGAAAGACTTTAAAAGAATTAGAAGAACATGGTTATCTAACAAGAACTAGGAATAGAGATGATAAAGGAAGGTTAACTGATACTAACTATGACATATATGAAACACCTATGTCTAAAAAACCAATGTTGGATAAACCAATGTTGGAAAATTATACACAATTAAATACTAATAATATAAATAACTTAAATAATAAATATATATATAGGGAAAAATTTAAAAAACCTACTTTAGAAGAAATAAAAGATTATTGCCTAAATGTAAGACACAATAAAGTAGATTATCAATACTTTTATGATTTCTATACTGAAGGAAATTGGATAGATAGCAAAGGAAACAAAGTAAGGAATTGGAAACAAAAAGTAATTACTTGGGAAAAACATCATCCTAGAAAAAAAGAAGATGAATATGAAAACTATTGGAAGGAGTAAGGCATGAAAAAAAATGAAATAAAAATTATTACTGATAGGATTAGAGCAAATTATCCTAATACAAACTTTAGTGTAGGAATAATGGATGAATGGGTAACTACATTAGAACAATATGATTATGAAGATGTGGCAAGAGAACTAGATGAGTTTCTAAAAGCAAATTATACATTTGCACCTAGACTTAATGAACTTACATATCATTTAAAAACAATTCAAGAAAAAGAAAAAGACTACACATACTATGTTAGATGTAACTTATGTGGTAGAGAATTCAAACTAGATGATTTAGATAAGCACCAAGAAAAATGTATCTTAGTTCATGGAATAGTAGGAATGTATAAAGAAAAAGGTATTAGAAAACCTTATGAAGAATTTGAAAGAGAAAGTTATGAAAACTTAAATGCCAAATATGGTAAGTGGTTTATGGAACAAAGACATATAACTGAATTATGGAAAAGAATATAAGGATTGAATATGAGTAAAAGGGATAGATTCAAAGATGATTCAAAATTAAGTGAAGTAAGAAGTAACTATAAATATAAATGTAAATGTAGTCATACTTTCACAATATATCCAATGGAACATATTGAATATAAGATATGCAATTATTGTGGAAGAAGAGTTTATACTGATCCAATAAAACAAAGAGAATGGGAACTTAAAGATGAATTTAAAAGAAAGTTGAAGGTATTATTATGAATCAATTAACTGAAAATGAATATGAAATACTTAAAGGAATATCTGAAGAACAACTTACTAATTATGAAATAAAAGACATAGATGGAGAATATTATATTTCAAAAGATAATTTAATAGCAATAATAGAAGATTTACATTATGAGATAGACAAATTGAAAGAAAAAAAAGAACAAGAAGAATTGGACTTTGATGGAATTATGGATGATATGAGGTTAGGGATTTTATGATTAAAAGATTTATAGAAGCAATTTCAAGTCAAATTGAAAATGACAAACTAACAAAAGAGTTAGAAAAAGCAAACAAACTAAATGACCAATTACTACAAAGATGTGAAACATTAGCAATCGATAATAGAAAAATGTATGTAAAAACAAAACAAATGGAGAAAAAAATAAGGGAGATGAAAAACAATGAAAAGCACAATAGCAAAAAGAACTGAAGGTTATGGTTATAAATATACTGAATTAGCAGATATAAATAGATATTGTGAAGAAAACAACATTAGATATTACCAAGAAATAGAAACTAGTGAAATAAATCAAAAAGATTATATTATTACATATTTAGTAAAAGACAATGAAATAGAAAAACATAGAGGTTGTCAAATAGTAGAAGCAACATTACAAGGAATAAAAAATCCTGTTCAAGAATATGGTTCAAGTCTAACTTATTGTAGAAGATACTCTTTACTAATGGCATTAGGATTAGCAACTGAAGATGATGATGCTCAAAGTTTATCAATAAATAAAGAAGCTACAAAAGAAGATGCTAAAAAGTGGACTTTTAATTTTGGAAAGCATAAAGGAAAAACAATGCAAGAGGTAATCAAAGAAGATAATCAATATGTAAGTTGGTATCTAAATAATAAAGCAAATGAATATGATATGAAATGTTATGAATTATTAACAGGAAAGAAATTACCTAGTGAAGAAGAAACAATGGAAAAGATAGCATTAATGAGTAAATTAAATGATCTGGTATTAGAAACTAATTGTGATTATGAAGGAATGCTAAAACATTATGAAGTAGATTCAAATAATGAAATGACAATAGAACAACTAAAAGATGCAATAAGTAATTTAGAAAAGAGAGTGTAATATGTATCAATGTCAAAATTGTGAAAAAGAATTTGATACACCAATGATTATAGATGAAGAAATAAGATGTCCTTATTGTAAATCTGAAGATGTAGTTGGAGGGGAAGATGTTAAGTAAGTTGCTAGTAACAGGGGTTAAGGAAATGAATAGTAAATATGGTGGCAAGTTCTACTATGTATATTTTAAAGAATATGACACAGGAAAAACATATAGAACTTGTCTATCTCCTAGTTATAGGAACTACAAGAACTGGATCAATTTAATGAATAATTATAATGACAAAATAGTAGAAGTTGAAAATGTAAGAGTTAATTCAAAAGGATTAATAGATGCAGATTCAATGCCAAGAATAATAATAAGTGAAAGAGAGAAAAGTTATGAATAGAGTAATATTAACAGGTAGAGCTACAAAAGAAATGGAATTAGTAGGAAGAGAAAGAAATGTAGGAAAAGTAAGTATAGCAGTAAATGGATTTAACAAAGAAGATACAAACTTTATACCTATAACATGTTTTGGAAAGACAGCTGAAAATGGAAGCAAATATATCTATAAAGGAATGCTAATAGCAGTAGAAGGAAGAATAAGCCAAAATAGTTATGAAAAAGATGGCAAAACCTATAATTCTATTGAAGTAATTGCTGATAAGATAGAATACCTAGACAAGATAAAACATGAAGTAAATGACATAAAAGAAGCTGATTTAAAGACAATTACACAAAGTGATATACAACTAGACCTAGATGCTAATTTGCCTTTTTAAGAGGTGTTTATGCAAGAAGTAAGTAAAGAATACATAAAGAAACAAAAAACAGGATTTGTATTTTATATATATAATCCATTAACAAAACAATTAAAACAAGAAACATTAAATAGTAAGAGCATAGTGTTTTCTCCATATTGTTATGAAGGACTAACATTTTACATAAAGTAGGTGTATTAATGGAAATATTAAGTGAGTTTGATCTAGAAGATTATAGAATACTAACAATTAAGATACCTAAAAATGTAAGTATAAAAGAAGTAAGAAATAAAAGAAGTAGAAATGCAAATAATTACTTTTGGGAACTACTACAACAATTATGTGAAAACCTACATATAGATACAATAGGAGAATACAAAAAAAGAGTAAAACAATTAGGAATATTTAGAACATGGGAAGTAGAAGCTGCAAATGTTAATACCTTCAAAATAATGTGGCAAGATAAAGGCATAGGATGGTTTATTGATATAGTAGATACATTTTATAAAGAGGAGAAAGAATACAAAGTTATACATGCTTATTATGGCAGTTCTAGTTATAACTCAAAACAAATGGCAATGTTAATAGATGATTTAGTAGATGACTGCAAAGAACTAGGAATAGAAACTAAAACACCAGAAGAACTTGCTAAATTGGAGAATTATGAAAGAATTTTGCATAATGCCTGATAATCCACCATATTGGAGAAATTATAGGTTTTATGGAAGTGAAAGACATGAAGTTTTTGAAGGTAGAACAGGTAATAGAGATAAATCAATAGAAGATGGATTAGTTATATTTACTACTCCTGAATTACATAGAACAGGGAAGCATTCAATACATTTAGATCCTACAAATGAAGTATGGGTTGAAATGAAGAAAACAGCTGAAAAGGTTTGGTTGAAAACATACAATAAGACAATAGAAGATTTCATACAAAGATATAGAAGAAATTATCTATAAGGAGAATATTATGGGTGTAGATATAGAGTTAGAAACTAATGATATAAAAGAAATATGTAAGTTCCTAGAATATGCATTAGAGCAATATAAAAAAGCACCAAAGAAAAAAGGTTGGAATGAAACAACATACAATGAAATGAGAATAAGACAACTGCAACAAAAACTGAAAAACAACAAAAAATATATAGATCATGAAAGAATAGTAAAGGTATTAAAAACAAGTAGAGATGCAGGAATTGATTTGGAAAAGGAAACTATATAGAGCTAAAAGGCAACATAATATTCTTCTAATAATATATTATAAATGGAAAATAAGGAGATTAAAATGGTAGAGAAAGCAATGGCAATAGGGTTACTAGGTTGTATATTATGTATGTTTGGGTTTGTAGCATTGTTTACATATCCACCAAAAACTGAAAAGAAACCAATGACAATGGATGAATGTTTACAAACAATAGGAAATTATGAATTATGTGAAAATAAAATGAGAGGTAATAATGAGTGAAGAAGAAAGAAAATTAGTAGAAAAAAATATAGTATTGGAAGCTACTTTAGTAGAAATAACACCTGAACTAATGAAGAAAACAATATTAGAGCAAGATAAAGAAATAGAAAGACTAAATAATATCAAGAAAAAAGCAATAAATGAATTATTTGATTTGAAAGATATGATATATAAACCTGAAACAAGAGAAATAAACTTTGATATTCAAAATAAAATATCATCAATAATAAAAATATTAGGAAGTGATAAAGAGTGAGTTTAGAAGATAATATAAATGAATATTTAAAACAATATGCAGTAGTAAAAGAAATAAAAGAAAAATTAGATGAACAAGACAAAGAAATAGAAAGATTAAATAATATCATAAAAGAATTAGAAGAATACATAGTAAGAAAATTAAAAGAATTTAATAGTCCAGAAGAATATTATACCTTAAAACAAATTGATAATATTCATTATAGATTACAAGAACTAAAAGGAAGTGATAAAGAGTGAGTAAAGAAGTAGATACATATAAAATATTTAGAGAATTAGAAGCAAGAAAAAAAAGAGCAAATCCTTATAAGTTTTATGATAAAGATGAGTTAATAGATGAAATATTAAAAGATGAAGAAGAAATAGAAAGACTAAATAATATCATAAAAGAAGCAAAAGAAATATTAAAATTTCATTTATCAAATCCAAGTGGAACTAAAAATGGGTGGCATATTGATATTTGGAATAGTGAAGATATAAACAAGTTAAATGAATATTTAGGAATATTAGATAAAGGAAAAGAATAATGTATGAATTACTAATTAAATTATATTATGAATTAGACTACAAGAAATATGACATAGAAGATTTAAAAGAAATAAAAGATATACTAAACGGGTTTAATGGTAGAACAGAAGAAGTAAGATTAAAAAGAGTAAAGGAGAAAACAAATGGAATTATGGATAAGAAGTCAAGATAAAGAAAAATTATTAAAAACAAATGGAATGCATCTAGGATTACCTAATGATAATGAAATTTGGGTAGATAATTGGATGGTTGGAGAATATAAAACAAAAGAAAGGGCATTAGAAGTATTGGATGAAATATCTTCTAAAATCAAAAATAGATATATTGTTTCTACAACAACTGCCATAATCTCAAAAGATGAAATGGCAAATGAGTATAAAAGACTTAACTATTTATATTCAGGAGAATTTATTATGGAGGAATCACCTTTTGAAATTGAACCAATAAATAAAGATGTAATTTATTATGAAATGCCAAAGGAGTGATTAAATGTTTGAACTATATGCAAGAAAAAGAGTAGTAAATGGTGTAGGGAGTCCTTATGAGTTTATATTTGATTTTAATGATGAAAACTATTGTTATACTGCATTAGATACATTAGACAGGAATATATATCAAGAAGCAATGATAACAAAAGATAATGCTTGTATTATGTTTGTAGAGTTCCAAAAACCAATGCCAAAGAAAATGATAAAGGAGAAATAAATGGATTTAGAAACTATTGAAAAGGTATTACATGCAAAACTTCCACAAGTAAGATTAAAAGGTAAAACTTCTATGACATACAATTTATATCTAGGAATACTAGATCAAATAGAAAAAGTCCATAAATATAATGAAATACAGGCAATGTATGATAGTATGTATAAATCAAATGTAGAAATGGCAGGGCAAATAAAAGACTTAAAAGAGCAATTAAGAAAATCAAATGAATTAAGAAGCAAAACAAAAGTAGGATTAATGGAGAAACAAATTAAAAGTGCATTAAAGTATTTAAAGAAAGCAACATGGATGGACACAAGAGAAAGGAATGACTTACAAGCAATATTGGAGGAAAAATATGATTGATTTAATAAGTCTAATGTTAGTATTCATAGGCACAATTTTATTGATAGGAACAACTGCAGTATTAGTAATAATGATTTTGAAAAGGAGATGATCTGATGGTAGCAATAGCAATTACTTTTATAATATGTGTAACATTAGTAATTATAGTAAAAGAAAGCAAATAAAAAAGGGGATAGAAAAATGACTGAAAAAGAATTAAGTAAATATTATTGGTTAAGAAAAGAAATAAAAGATTTAGAAGAAAGACTTGCAGAATTTGGATATGGAGTATCGGCAACTAAATTAGACAAAGAAATATCAGGAATAACATCAACTGAATCTATCCAAGAAAAAAGAATAATCATAATAGAAAAATGGATAAGTGCTAGAGTATCAGCATTAGAAGAATATTTGAAGATAGAAAGTTATATTGAATCAGTAGAAGATAGTGAGATAAGACAAATAATGAGATATAGATTTCTAGACCTAAAGAAATGGAATGAGATAGACAAGCTAATGTTATGTGGGAAAGATTATGCTAAAAAGAAATATTATCATTATAGAAAAAATTAAATATATCCCACTTTATCCCAATATAATATGGTAATATGGTATTGTAGATAATTGTAGAGCAGTAGAGATACTGCTTTTTTTGGTGGGTGGATATGAAGCAAATAACAAGAGATATGTTAAAAATTTATCAACCATTAAGTAATATGGATTGGATGAACTATCGACTTGTAAGAAAAGACCTAACAGCACACCACATATTAAAAAAGGAAGATGGTGGTAGACTAGAGCAATGTAATATTGCTTTACTCCCCTAATGCCTGTAGCACATCAGTATCTACATCTTATCGAGTATAAAGACATAGAAACATATAATGCTATAAACAGGATATTTAAGTATGTAAATCAGCAACAATATGAACCTACAAGAGAACAAAGAGAAATAATTGAGTATTTGTTAAGAGAATTTGAGAAAGTTCATAGACATGATAAAAACTCAAAAGGTAAACCTCTAATTCAGTATAAGTATAAAAAAAGATGTTTGTAGATAGCATGGAATAGATAAACAACTCTAAAGGGTAAGGCTTAAATGCTGGTATGATATCAACAATTTATCTATTCTATGGTATCTATAAAGATACCTAATAGGTAGGATAGACAATTAATTGCTATATGCAGTGCAACTTTTATAGGTTGCATAGAGTAGATATTAAAGAAATATAATCCTATATACATACTACATTTCAAATATCTATTCTATGGTGTCTATAAAAGGACACCTACTGCATCCTATCATTTGAGGAAGTGCCTTTGAGTGCTACTCTTTTTTGAGTAGCATTAAGGATAGATAGATTTTTTTCATATAAATTTCTCTTTTATTTTTTATTAATTTTTTTTGCTATCTATTCTTAATGGTATTCATAAAGTGGGAAGGACTGCCTATGTGGATGGGAAAGGGTGTCTTTTTTTCGGCATTATGCTATGTGGGTTGATAAGACACCAGATTGTCAAAGGAGGAAAAATGAAAAGGATAATCAAGATAGGAAACAAAGAATATGAAATGAAGTCTAGTGCTTATACTCAATTCAAGTATAAGAATGACACAGGAAGAAAACTACTAAAAGATTTACAAAGTCTAACTCAATTACAAGATAAAGAAGAATCTGAAACAATAGCATCTATTGATGACTTAACTGATATAGTATTAAGAATATCTTATGTAATGATAGAAGAAGCAGACCCAAGTCAAGTTACAACATTTGAAGATTTCTTAAAAGGTATTGATGGACTATTTGATAATACTGAATGGATAAATGAAGTAATATCATTAGCAGTAGCACCCATTTCAAGGGGAATATAAGAAACTTCCCCACAATAACAAAAGCAATGAACCTGTAGATGAATATGAAGTTATAGCATTAGCAAAGAGATTAGGAATATCTATTGAAGAAATGAAAGATATGTCTTTTGTATCTTTAATGAATATTCTAATTAGTTCAGTAGAAGAAAATGAACAAATAGGAACTGAAGAAGATGTAAGAAGATTGTTTGGATAGGAGGATAATATGAAAGTAAAAGTAAAATGTATTAAAACATATTTTGATATTAAACATAAGAAACAATTTATTCCTAATGATGAAATAATACTAGATGAAGATAGAGCAGAACATTTAATCAATCTAGGATATGTAAAGTTCATAGAACAAGTAAAGGAAGAAAAAGAAGATAAGAAGTTACCTACTAAAAAAGTAGAGAAAAGAAAATGAATTATGGTGTAAGAAGAATAGACTTCTATAGATCAAAAGCATGGAGAACAATAAAGAACAATATATGGTTAAAACAAAACCTACTATGCAATAGATGTGGAAAACCTGTATATGTAGATGGATTAAGTGATTGGATTCCAAAAGAGAAAAGAGTAAAAGGAATAGTCCATCATAAAATACACCTAGACAATATAAATGTATATGATGATAACATAGCATTTAATGAAGATAATCTAGAAGGATTATGTATAGATTGTCATAACAAAGAACACAATCCTATTACATCTACAAGGCAAGGATATTCTTTTGATGAAGAAGGAAACCTAATAAAACAATAATCTACTATAAAATAAGCAAATCTACTAATCTACTAATGTATTACATAGGTTATCAAAAAAGGGTTAGTAGGGGGGCATAGACCAACCATTGGACAACTATGGAAGAA